TCTTCGACAAGACTGTATGCAGCCTTAGCGTTGTCATAAGTCGGAAGGCCCCTGTCGTTGAGCCATTCGGTAACGTCGGAGTCTAGTTGTCCGGCTCCATTGCTTCTGCAGCAGGGTCCGGGTCTGTGACTCCAGTCACTATTAGAGGCCCACTCGCTATATCCAATGATGCAGGAGCGAGTGCAGGGCGTGACGCATGCACGCTGAGCCGTGTCTCTAAAAAATCAGACCTTCTGTGCAAAGGAATGATTCTAACTGAGGGCTTAGCTTGAGCTAGCTGCGATACAGCTTTTAAGAACTCATTGCGCTTAACGCTGATCAAAGGCTCTGAGCAGAAACCGATTCGATGATCTCCACTGAACCAGGTCAATGCTTTCTTGCCTAAACTGTAAGAAAATGTCACATCTCCGTAAAGTGTAGGCAATTCCATCCATGAATTAGCCCTCTTCTTAACGTCTGTCCAGTGTATTTCGAAGCGAGGCGCAATGTCATTCGGGTCGTGTACGTAAATGTATCTGCCCGATGCATTGTCTGCCCAATTATGAATGCGTTTCTTAGTCTTCGAATTTACGTCCGTGGCTAACACATCGTAACCAAACAGTCGCATCATAGACATGTATCTCGAAAATTCAGCTGGATCCGTGAATACCATTTTTCCGTCTTGCACGCGGTGTCGCACAGTAACGCTTGCTTTATCAGAATTCATGTAATAGCCATCGTCATTCACTCCGTACGACAGAGAGGGGTAAGTCACTGGAGCGTAGGCCATTATGTTTAACTCAGCCACACCATCCTCCATGTTGCACATGTTGTAATAGTCTGCTGCAGCTGGGTCTTTCACACTGACCAGTTGCTTCGTCTCGAGATTAGCTGGAATAGTGGCGAGACGGTCCACACCAGCTGACGTTGTATATCTGAAAGTACATTCACGTCCGTACCGCATACAAGTCAGCACTGTGTCTACCATAATGCCAGCATTAGGGCAGTCAGCCAAACTTGTTGCATAAGTCATGAAACTGTCACGATCAATGTCGTCGTAACTGGTGACTCTAGTTAAGTGAAAGATTTCAGTATACACTGCCTCCTGCATGGCAACGCTGTGCACGACCGCACTCATCGAAGCTTTATACCAGGAGTAAAAACAATCTTGCCATTCAGGACCTCTAGCATACTGCGCGCCTAAGTATAGTTCAGGCACTAGTCCTCGAATCCACGCAGGCTTAGGGATGCGTACATCGATCGGATTCTTGTGCCAAGAAATGGCCTCGGCCGATCGCGGCACTGGCTTGGTCATGACACTAACTATCATACTGTAAGCGATTTCGAAATCACGATAGCAAGCATTTTTCCTGACGAATTCTCCGATCCCAGCCTTGATTTCAGAGGCCTTGAGGTCATGGATAGTCGGAACTCGTCCTGGGAGACGACCGCCTACTATCACTACCTTCTCAGACAACTGAGGGCTGGGGTGTGTCAGCAAAAAAGCTTGATCGCTTTTCCACTCTGCGTGTGCATGTCTAATGAGCACATGCATCACGGGGTTAGGATTACTTCCAATGTCATAAAACACTTCAGATCCCTGCACATCAGCAGGGGTCTTAGTGTATGTCATGACAACATCAGCGTCCTGTATGTTGAATGACTCCCAAAGCAAGCAGTCTCCGTCGACTCCAAATACCTGTTCGTTGGTGATTGAAATGTGTCCGTTGTCATAGTAGTTACTATCACCTGAATACTTCATAGCTCTCAATTGCTTAGCGTAATACATACGTAACATATTGTACAACACACCAACTAAATTGACACGATCGAGATTTTCCTCAACCATACTGCGCACAGAAGCAAGTTCGCCACGCCAAGCATTCTGCTTACGGACGATCTCTTCTGCTAGCACGTATTCGGGAGTGCCATTCGGGCCAATGATGGATGTAGACATTCCGTCATACACACCAGAGTCCAAAATTTTAACTCCTTCGTAACGTCCTAAAAAGGATGTCATGTTACCGAGGAAAGCGTTCTTACGTTTGCCTTCATAGGTGCCGTTTGCACCACTCACTTTCATGTCAATTGTAGT